GATGTTGAGAGAACTGTGTGCCGACGATAAGTGTTATTCTGCGTTGCTTCGGCGAATGTATGGTTCTCATGATAGAGAGATAACATTTTGGGAGCTTGAACTTAACCCGGACGCTTTGTTTCATGAGGATCCTTGTTGGGTAGAGGGTTCTACTGATCTTAAGCTTTCTCGTGACAAGGTTTTGAAGTCGTTGGATGAATATTATGACAATGGTTACATCACAGAGAAACACCCTTTTCACTTATATAGGGTTAAGCAGCATGAAGATGGTTCCGTTGAGAAAGTACACCTTTATCGTTTGTATCCCATTTTTGTTCCACATGTTATTAACAAAGTTAAAGCTATCACTCCAACTAGGGAATTGGCTGGAGTGAGGCCTTTGTTTGATGAAGACATGAAGTCTCTTGATCTTAAGGGATGGTTTCGTAATAATTATTTAACAGGTCCTGAATATCTCCAATACATAAAGAGGAATTATGTCAAACGCTTTTTCACAGACATCGCTTCAGCTCGCAATGAAACTTCTTTTAGGCCTAGCATTGTTGCGCGTGAGACGGTTGATGACCCTCTTCTTGGTGACCATTTCGTTTCTTGTTCTACTTTTAACAACCCGTTAAGTGACGAAGTCGCCTTTGGATTTGAGGATTGTATTCCTGCTATCATATTTTCAACAATTCTTATGATTGTGCGTAGCTTGTTTTCGTACATCACGTATTACCATGTCCTCATTTCTACTAGGCTTCTTAACATTTGTTATGTTTACCTTGTTTACAAATCACTTCCATTGAAAGTCATCCTTGCAGTTTGTACCAACTACAAGGTTATTGTTTTGAGCTGCTTGATGTGCATGATGTTCTTGAGTTTAGAACCAATTGCATTAACTGTGACCATATTTTATATAGTTTCTTTAGCATCTGGCGCTCACACTCATGCTGTGGGATGTTTGCATCCTTTTGCAAATGCATTTCATGGCTTTTCTGCTTATTTCTTTTGTACGCAGCTTGATGATCTTCCAACTTCTTACGTCTTGTTTTCTTCCAATTGGATGTTTTACAAGATGTCGAGTTTGTTTGGCAAGCCTTCTCATTGTAAAATGAAGCATTTTAGGATTCCGATTTTATTTTGTTGTTTTTCCATTGTATTGACTTCTTATAGAGTGTTTATGACAGATGAGTGCAAGCACAAGTATATCTTTTTTGTGATTTATTTGTTTAATTGTTTTATGCAATGTCTTGTGGCGTGCCGCAATCTCAAGAATGATTTATATGTTGAAACCCACATGGTTGAAAAGCCTCGCTTGAGTTGGTGGGAAGGTTTAATCAAGATGGGCACAACTTGTTCTGAAGTCAAGCTAGTTTGTGTTGGTTTGTTCACTTGTTTTGCAATTTCTCTGTATAATATGATTTTCCCTAAGGCTGAAGTCAAAAGATTTGATCCTGCTTCCACTTGGAACGATGATTTTTCTATTAAGCTTAGTGGTGAACCTGACAGAACTCCCGACAAGTCAAGAAGTGATGCATTGCGCAGTGCTTGTGAAAGCGTCGCCATTGTTAATTTACTTTTTTACGATCATGGGTGGGTTCCTAACGTTTGTACTGTAGGCAATGGCTGCTTTTACATACCCACACATTGTCTTAAGGGTACTTCGCTTTTAGTAAATGGCAAGGTGCAATGGCGAGAGAATTCTTGTCCCATTCGCATCCATGTTATTTACAGGTCAAGTTCATTTCTTCTTGACACTGACAGTCTTAGCGTGTTTGAAGTTGGCTCTGACACTGCAATGGTCAAGTGCGATCATTTCATTAATTCCACTCCCATAGAAGATTTCAGCATTTCCGACACTGACGTTGCTTATTCTTACACTCCCGAACTTCTTTATTTTGGTCCCACTGACCCCATTCACATATCAGAACTTGAGAAGTTGGGTGAGGATTTTGGACCTAGACCAGAGTTGGAAGACATTGTTAGTGCCATTAATAGAAATTTGGATGATCCTGTTAAACGCAAGGAGTACATGAAAGTTCTTAGTCGCGTGAAGCTTCTTATGCATCTTCAGGAAGTTTCAGAGTTTAATATGTATGACAACATTGAGTGGCTTAGGGCCATTCTTACTCAAGGCAGGGTCGAATTGGTACGTCTTAGTCCTTTAACTATGCAAAAAGTTAGCCAAACTGACACCAAGGGATATAACCATATGACAGACACTAGGTTGGAGAGCGATCCACCACCAACGACCGGAGATTCGATTTGGGTGAAGCCCACCAGATACAAGTTTAAAGTCAGCATTGTTAGATGTTCTGTGCCTGAGGTGGTTAAATGTCCCGTACCTATCATATGTGGCTTGCCCATAATGCGCAGGGGTGCTATAATTGGGATGCAGACAGGTAGTTCTTTAGGACTTGACGGTCGTCCTTTGTATATGATTGCCAGGTGTGGATTTTCCAGCGATGTCCATTCCATGACCCTTGAAGAGAGTTACAAGCTTACGTTTGGGAAGGACATTACTACCACTAATGCTCACAAAAGGCATTGTTGGGTCAATCATGTTGAGCCTGGGCAACGCATTATTCATGTTCGTAGTATCAATGGTGAGAGAGGCAATTACAAGAGCAAGAAGTCGGCTTTCAAGTACAATCCTTCCATGTCTAAGCTTAACACTATTATGGCTTCAGTGCATGGTGATTCCATTCACACAGTTGAACGCAAAACTGATCTTAATTCGTACAAACAGTCTTCAACAAAGGTTCTTGGCAGGTATACGACGGTTAATCCTAGGATGCGTCTTCCTTTGTGTCAGGCATTTGTGGATGCTAGAATTTTGTGTTCTTGGATAACTCTTGCTGATAATTTTTTCCACAAGCAGGATTTGTCTGTCATCGAACCTTGGGATTTTAATTTGGCTGTCACTGGCGACGACCTTGTAGGCCCACTACAGGGTGATAAATCCACTGGTGTTCAACAATTTCCTGGTGCTTTGAGAGAACATGTTGTTCTTGATTGCAACGGGCGCATTACTTCATGCGTTGAGGGCAGCGAGCTTATGGCCATGTCGAAACAATATTACGATACAATGGTTAAGAAGACTGCTGGGGTTTCTGTTGTTACCAAGAACTTTCCTAAAGTTGAGAAACACAGTTTTGTTAGAACGGGCATGTCTGATGAAGAGTTTGATGTTGAATGTGACAAAGCTTGCAGGATTATTCAAAACGTACCTACAACAACAGCTGTTACGCTTAGGTGTGCTTTTAGCTTCATGCTTAGATTTTTTAGTCATTTTAATGCTATTTGGTCTAGCCCTTATGGCAAGCCTCCTTACGCTGAAGCAGCGGTTTGTGTTCACCATACGCCAGGTGAGCGGTTCACAGCTTGTTCTCTTGACATAAAGAAGATGGACGCTTCGATTGATGGCGATGTCAGTGATTCTGTTTTTGGATTTTGGCGCAATCAGATTAGGTGGATGTCCATGACGTTTGATAAAAAACTTGAGAGCGCTGGCATGCGTACGTACAACCAGTTTTTACCTCTTTTTGACAATGCTGTGTATGCCTTACAACACTGGTGGTCCGTTAGTGATGGTTATGCCACATACATCCATCATGGCAATATTTCCGGATCACCCATCACAACTCATTTTAACATCATGTGTGGTATCATTTTGCTTTATAACACTACAATTGCAGAGTTGGTCAATTTCGGGTTTGAGCATTCCGATGCATGGGATTATGCCCAAAGGCACGTCAATTTTTCCGTTTACGGGGATGACATGCACATTGTGGTTGCTGAACCAGGAAATGAGAGGCTTAGGAATCGCATGAAGAACTTTACTGCTGGGTGGATTGCTTCTAAAATAGAAGTTCACACAGGGTTTCAAGTGACACATGATGCTGTCGATGCCTTTTTGTCCAGAAATTTAGTTGGAGAGTTCATGATGCTTAAGTCCACGTCGCTCACCAAGTGCTACGGCATGGGCCCCAAGGAGTGGATGACTGACGACAACAATGTCACTTCTTTTTTGGCTGGCTTGTTGTTTGTGACGTCCATCGAGCTTTCAGCGTGTCCTGTCAGGTATGAGAAGTTCATCAATTTAGTTTTGAATGATGACGATCACATTATACAAAAAGCTGTCCTTGAGTTAGTCATTAGAGCGGATTGTGTTAGTAAACACAAGGTGTTTTTTGGTGCACACCATTCAATGATTAGTGCCATTCTTAAACTTAGCAGGCCAGCAGAGATGCGCCGTCTTAAAAGGCTTGACATGGATAGACAGCTTATTGGTAGATCACGACTCATTTCTGGTGGCAAGATTGCAATGATATCTTCCAGTGCCAGCGAGAATGTGGTTAGCAGTAGAAAGAACTATGTTACAGTGGACCAGGCTTACGTGGATGCTGTTAGGGTTTTGACGGATAACACGGTGCTTAAATCGCTTTATGATGGACACACTTCTGACATAAATTATGACGAGTCAACACTTGCAGAGCGCAATAAGTACTTGTCTTCTGTGTACAACAAGTCACAACGCGAATGCGGGCTTTCATCAATTCGCAATTCTTTGACTTACATTGAAGAACAAGAGATAGGCGCTGTTAAGGAGTTGGAAGACCGCGAAGCTCTTTGACTTAGTAGTGGTGAGTAAACACCCTAACAAATCCGGCTTCCTACCGAGACATGGACTTTCTTCTACGGCATTCGGCGCCCTGAAGATCGAAATTGCAAGCCCGACTCTTATATTATTAACCATGAAAATTTTTCTTTTAACTCTTAACTCCGCGCTTGACGCGATTAAAACTAACAGGGACTTTGTCCCCAATTCGACTCTTAGCTTTTCAACTACGGAAGGCTGCACTTCTCAAGAAAACGTGTGTCTTGAGGACGATGAGATTCAACACGATACTACTATCCCTACTTCTATGGATGGAGCTTATTCTCAGGGAGGAGCTTCTGATGCAACGCTTGCGGACTTTCTTAAACGTCCCATTCAAATTCATCAGCATTCTTGGGATGTTAATTCCGATGCAGATTTTGTGATAGATCCTTGGTCACTATATCTTAACGATTCAAAAGTCACTCAGAAAATAGACAATTATAATTTGTTACGATGCAACATTCATGTTAAAGTCGTGATTAATGGTAATGCCTTTTATTATGGTGATTTACTTGTTTCATATCTTCCAACACCTGATGGTGACCCTTACACTGATGTTAACGGCCTTATTTATTATACACAGAGGCCCAATTTCAGCATATCTCCGACCAAGTCTGAAGGTGGTAACATCACGTTACCCTTTTTTCAACCCTATAATTGGTATTCTATACCAGCTAGGGATTGGCAGGGTGCTGGGCAGTTGAGATTCACTTCTTTTATGCCTCTTAGAAATGCTAATGCATCAAATGCCCCAGTTACTATTACTGTTTTTGCTTGGGCAGAGAATGTGAATCTTTCCATTCCCACGAATGCTGTGTCAGGTTCTTTAGTTCCGTCTTCGACGGAAAACCCTTCCATCATTTCTGACACTGCAACTGCCATTGCTGATGGGCTTGACACCATGACACCCATTTTGGGTGGTCCAGCCACAGTTGCTTCAAAAGTTGCCAGGGGTATTGGTTCAGTAGCTAAAGCTTTTGGCTTTGACAGAGTTAACCCTCAGTCAGTTGATACTAGGGTTGTGAACAGTTATTTGTCCAACACTGCTTCTACG